AATGAAGGTTTATGTGTCATAGACAACACACCTGTAGGCACCTCTAGGACTTCCCAGAGGTCACCATGCTCACGAACACGGTTCTTGCCGTGGTTCGTCTTACCTGTAAGTTTGATAATCATCTTAGAACACCGCACTATCGTTGAAAGTGAACTCTTTGTGCCTCTCATCGGCACCATTGGCAAAGATGATGATATCGTCATCACCAACCTCACCACCGAAAATCACACGATCATCGAAGACCCTGTGAAAGAAGTCAGGCTTACCCCAGACCTTAACGGCAGAGTGAAACTCCTCACCCCGAAACCCAACAAAGTGTAAATCTCTCTTCATCATGTTTATATTATGACAGGCTGAGAGAGGTTTGTCAAGGCATTATTTTAGAAACCTTTGGGCGCTCTGGTGATACCTCTACGTTCCATCTCTTGCCTAACCCACTGTTTTGCGATATGGTTCTTCACTGGTTTCTTGAGAAGGCCCTGAATCTGCTTGAATACAGGGGTCATCACATCCTCTTCGGAATCGTTGTTGTCCACCACCACAAAGTTCTGTCTGAAATATTGACTGAACTTACCGATATTGCGCTGAACGGCATTCCATGACCTAGTTGCAACATCCGTTGGCACTGTGCGCTCTCTTTTTGCGTTTCTCTCAAGCGCAGTGTCTAGAGAGGTATTCACGAATATCATGTGAACATCGTATCCTAGTTGTTTCAGTTCTGTGGCTTGTTTCGCAATCTTCGCATAATCTTTACCCGTGCCATCAATAATCAGACCGATACGGCCCTCAAGGTAGTTTTCCTGACGTTTCTTTGTGAGTTGTTTTGCTCTCTTTCGCATCTTGTCACGCTCTTCTGCCTCACCCTCTGCTTTCTTTGTGGACATGTCCATGTCGAAACCAGCATCCTTGAGATATTTCTCAAAAAGGTCATCAGAGTTGACAATACGCAATCCTGTGCCACCAGTGGTAGACCTGACAACGTATGACTTACCGCTGCCAGGTCCTCCAGCTAGGAAAAATGCTTTGAATATATTAGGGTCTTGTAGACCCTCTTGCAAATCTTGGAATGTTTTCATTGTTCCCAAATCCTATTAACTCGTTTTGTTGTTTCATAAGTGCTATCATATATTTATGATCTTCTGAAATTGGTTCAATCCTCCTATCCTGGCTTTGAAAGTTTGACATTTTTTTGATCCGTTGGCGTGCTTTGTTCATTTTTTCTTCCTTTTTTTTATGATAGGTTTCTTTTGACATGATAATTGAGTTAATAGTCCTCCTTTCTATTCGTCGTAATCTAGTGTGTCACCATAGAAGTCACTTTCATTGAAGAGCCTTCCGGCGTTGGTTGGTTTTATTTCAACAAACCCATCAGCTGGGTCTGGTTTAAATTTATTTTCCACGGAATCCTTTGCTAGAATCATGTTCATCGTATGTTTTTTAGATGCCATATTGAATGTATGTTTAAGAGTCTTGATGAGATGGACGCCTCTATAAAATCTGTTCGTTCCATCAGATTCATCTGATGATGTGTGGTTCGCCTCGGGTAAATTGACAGTGACTAAATCACCGCACCCGATTGAGGTATTTCCAAAAACATCTATTGTGAGAGAGCCATTGTTTTGCAACATGGTCAAATTAGACCGTCTTCTCTGCAACCAAGCAGGAGATTTTCTTTGGGCGAAATTATACTTTTTCTTGGCATCTGACCAAATGTCAAATTGAGCGTTCATAAGAGTCGCACCATCTTCCTCAAAGTTTGCTTCAGAGTTAATCGTTCTAATTTCAGAGTCAGGAGTCAGAAATGTAGTGTACTTGAAATCTGTAATCCTTCTCTGTTTTTCATCTACGACTGCCTCACTGTATATAGGGTTATCAGGGTCTAAAGCGAAGGTGTTTATATGTTTTTCTTTTTTTCTGTCGTCAAAATAGTTAAACGTTGTTGTCGTATATGACTTATGGAAAATATTATGACTTGTCATGGTCGAGGAGAGGGCGCCGGATGGCATAACGTCATTAAGATTTTTTGCACTCGAAACTGAAAAGTCTTGAATTTGTGCCATATCTCTTGTCATTTTTAGATCGTGATCACGTCCAGATCGAATACCCGGCTCGTCACTCACTTTAGAACCAGGCTCAACCACAAGAAATTCAAATTTAGAACCTTCAGCATACATGCTCTCAAGTGACCGAAAATGATAACCTTTTAAATTTTCAAAAAAGTGATATGTTGGTGACCCATTCTCTTTGGATAAAGACTGCCTGCTCCACTCTGCAATCATTTTGAACGGTGTATGGTTACAGGGGTTGACATGTTTGACGCCAACTGTGGTTTCAATGTATAAATCTTTTTTACAAGTTAAGTCTTTTTCTAGTAATGTCTTTACCAAATCAGAGTATTCACCTTGTAACTGTCTTTCAATTCTCGTTCTACGATTATGAATGAACTCAGAGGTGACAAATTCTAGGGTGGTGAGTGTCATATTGTTACCAGCTTCAAATTGGTCAGCAACGCCAGTGACATGGAGTAAATTTTCAGTAAAATTTATTTCAGATTTTTGGCCAGTCAATGATGGTGTAGTGATCAATATCTGTAAGTATTCTTGACCAATGATTGGAGCAGAATTAACCAATCCAACAGTGTCCTGTATCGCAATGTACCCCGCAACGCAATTTGCATTTATATCCTCATAAAATTCAATTTGCACCACTAAATTTGATAAATCTACTTCTGTACCCTCACCAGTTATCAATGTCGCTGATTGTAAATCAAATTGTCCAGGCTCTTGATATTTCTTCGTCGTCGCCATATTACCTTTCTTTCATCAATCTAGAAAAATCATTTACAACCTTATTAACTTGAGCTACGTTAAGAAGTCTTATTTGTCTTAGAGCATCTTGCCGAGACTCCTCATACTCAAAATTAGTTATTGCAGTTGCACTTGGATAACCAGTGTTATCACTTCCAATGTCAATCTTCACTGACGTATCACCAGAGCTCTGTGATATTTCATAATGATGCGTTGCATTTGGATTTGTATATTTTTCATTAACATACGCTAAGAATTGATTAACATTCATAGGCCACTGATGATAACGATCATAAATGTCATTTGTTAACAGAATCACCCAATGCAATTCAGCATCACCATAAACGTTAAACGCAATACTCTCTGGAGTCTCACCACTTTTTATGATATACTTGGTGTATATGGCAAGGTTATCTTTTACAACTTCTCTTATTGCTGCTCGCTTCAGTATGTTGGTCACCGTTTTTGAATTTGATTGGCCTACATTTACATAATCCACGGTTGGGAAAAAGTTAAAATACATCTTAATATCCTAAATCCGTATCCTCTTGAGTAATAATTTCTATTTCAGTAAAATTAAGTGTTACAGATGTTCTTTGTGGTGGAGTTCCAGATTCATCACCCGCACCTCTATTTGTGACTTGCTCAGAATATGCTGTATATCTATCTCCACCATAACTCACACTCATGTCGGTGAGATAACAGGTTGATATCTTGTTCAAAAAATTATTACGTTTCGCACCACCGCCAGGCGGGATGTATAGATATTCTATATCAAATGTGTTTGGAATATTCAGTGTCCGATCAGGCCCTCGTCCTCCAAATCCGGCAAACCCTTCTGCACTGTATGACGGTAACATTGCTCTTTTGAGTTCATAAATAATCGCATCAATTTGTTGTGACTCTTTTGCACTCTTAGGAATGAAAGCGAACGTGTAAGAAAAACTTCTTCTACCGACACCTTCAAACATAACTTCCATCTTTTTTGACATGATCTTGCCAGCACCAATCTGTGCTGCTTCAAGTGCTCCTTCAGTGCCGGGAACAATATCTTGCCCTTCTTTTACTGCGCCCAAAGCCGTTCCAACAAGGCCCTCTTTTGTTGCATCCTTCGCCACCCCAACTGCTTCTTTAAGACTCGGGCCGCCACGGATGGCGTTGAGAGCTGCCTCTGATGTGGCGCCCATCTCTACCTCACCATAGTTTGCTTTATACGATACTTGAACTTGAGGAGGCATGAACAAGGCGATTTGAGTTTTCACCCTCTTTGTGGTTCCCGAAAGAGTCAATGACCTATTTTTTCTGCCCGTAGATGTTTTTTTCACCTTGCCGGGAATCAAATCGAGAACTTTAAGTATAACGTAATGTCCTTGATCATTGACACCTATATCATACGGATATTGTAATAACCTAGTGGACAGGGGTTTGCCCACTGCATCACCATCTATCGAAGTGGCACCACTAGCCGTAGCAGCAGTCGCATTTCTAAGAAAATCTGCATCAGATTGACCAATAAGTCCTGGCCTCTTTGAGAGTTGAGATGGTCCAACAAATTGTCCAGAGGGAACTGCCACGATATTCTCCTTATAAATATTCAAAACTATTTATACATCATGTCATACAAAGGTCGATATACTCCACAAAATCCTACAAAATATAGAGGGGATTATAAAAATATCATTTACCGTTCTCTTTGGGAGCGAAAGTTTATGGTGTATTGTGACCAGAGTGATAACATAATTGAGTGGGGAAGTGAAGAAGTTATCATACCATACGTTTCACCATTGGATGGCAGAATACATCGTTATTTTCCAGACTTTTATATCAAGGTAAAACAAGCGAGTGGTAAACTTAAAAAGTTTATCATCGAAGTGAAACCTAAAAAACAATGTAGTCCACCCAACCCTAATCCTAACCGTAGGACTAAAAGGTGGATTTCAGAGGTGCGAACATGGGGCGTGAATGAAGCAAAATGGAAGTCAGCCGTGGATTGGTGTGACAACAACGATATGGAATTTAAAATATTGACGGAAGACGATTTAGGTATTCGTTATAAATAATTATATGGCGAGAGATAATTATATACAAAGTGTTTTGGATGCAGCGAAGGGTAGGCCATACTCACAAGATTGGTATAGAGACAAGATCAAAGAGTTTGGCACACCTAAGACTTTAGACCTAATCAGGGATGGCAAAAGATCATCCCGTCCATTTTTTGGACGTTTAAACATGTTCGTATACGGCCCTAAACACGCAAAAAAATTACCTTACTACGATACGTTTCCTCTGGTGCTTCCTCTGGAAAGATATAGTGACGGATTCTTGGGCATGAATTTTCATTATCTGCCGATTCCGTTGCGAATGAAGTTATTGGATAGGATGTTTGATTTTGCTGGTGGTGATGAGGAAAATTTTGATGAGAACACACAAGTAAGAGTTTCATATGATGACGTAAAAAATGTAAATTTGGTCAGGCCGACGATTAAACGTTATCTTGCCGGGTTCACCAAATCACAATTTCGTAGGATCGACGCTGATGAATTTGTTGTGGCAACACTGTTACCAGTGCAACGATTTAAGAAAGCATCAGCTGATACGGTCTGGTCAGAATCAAGGAAAATGATCTAATGACAACTGCAAACTTAAACAAGACTTTTGATGGCGAGTTTCGGGACGGCAAAAGTAAATCGACCTCTCTCATTGACACATTTTTGAGTGAGGTCAGAACGTCAGGTGTTGCAAGAACAAATCTGTTTGAAGTGCGAATTAATCCACCTATTCCAACGTTCAGAACAATTAGAATGTCACGGTCACTAACTTTGAGGGCAGAAAGTGTTGTCATGCCGGGGATGAATTTAACAACTGCTCAAGATGTCAACATCTATGGACCCGTGCGAGATGTAGTCGAGGGTGTAAACTACGCTGACGAAATAGCAATAACATTTCTTGAGACTAGAGATCATGAGATAAGAAAATATTTTACAGAATTGATGGAATTTGCATATGACCCCCACACATGGAATTTAAAGTATTATAACGATTATGCTACGGGTGATGTGCAAATATTTCAATTGAATAACCAACAAGAGGTCACATATGGTATAAAGTTATGGGAAGCCTATCCAAAAAACTTTGGACCAATCACATACTCTACTCAATCTACGAATGAGGTTGTTAAACTAAATGTCAACTTCAATTTTAGATATTGGACAGACATAACTAGATACGGTACGAGGGCGCCAATGACTCCGTCTGAAAGAGCCGCCTCTCGACCACCTGTACAACCAGAGTCGCAGGCGCCGGTAGTAGACCTTGATAGAAACGCTCGACCGATTACTATAACTTCCATAGGTTCTGATGGAACAGCGTCAGTATTTTAATATATAACTTAATGAATTGATAGGAGATTCGCAATGGCTTTGCCAAAAATTAAAACACCAGAATTCCCACTAGTGGTTCCGTCCACTAATAAAGAAATCACATATAGACCCTTTCTTGTAGGGGAAGAAAAAGTCCTCTTGATGGCATTAGAATCAGAGGATGAAAAACAAGCATACAACGCAGTGATGAGACTTGTACATTCCTGTACAAATGGAGAGATAGGTAATCCACACGATCCTCTATTTGACATTGAGTACGCATTTTTGAAGATTCGAGGAAAATCAGTTGCTGAGACAATTGAAATTAGTGTATTGTGTCCAGATGATGAAGAGACTCGCACTGATGTTTCACTAAATACAGATGACATAGAATGTTTGGTGGATGCAAACTTTAGCAATGAGATTGAACTGAATGATGAATTCACAGTCATTATGAGATATCCGACAGTGCAAGATACCTTGTCAGTATCAAGTGTGGAGAGCGAGACTGAAAAAGCATTCTTCATAATTAAAAACTGTATTGAAAGTATTATGGTTGGAGAGGAAACTTACCATAGAGTTGATATCAGTAATAAGGAGTTAGATGAATTTTTTGAAAGTATGACAAATAACATGTTTGAGAAGTTGCAACAATTCTTTATGAATATGCCTAAACTTAGACATGAAATTGAGGTGAAGAATCCAAAAACTGAAGTTACCTCAACTGTGGTGTTGGAGGGACTTGCAGATTTTTTCGCATAGCTCTTTCTCACACCAATTTAGTTGTATACTACAAGAACATTTTTGGATTGGTGCAACATCATAATTGGAGTTTAGAAGAAATTGAAAATATGATGCCGTGGGAGAGAGACATCTATACGAGTTTACTCATTCAACATTTGGAAGACGAGAAAAAGAGAATGGAGGAAGAAAAACGAAGGAGAGGGTAATGGCACAAAAGAAACTTGAGCCAGGCAGTGATTATGCAAAATATGATCTTGATGGTGATGGTGTTGTGACCGATGAGGAACTTGAGATGGATGCTAAAATGATGAGGTTAGAGAATGAGGATAAAAAAGAAGACGCTCAAAGACATATGGCGTGGTTCGCTCTTTTTGGTATGTTGTTATACCCTGCTTTGGTTGTTGTTTCCGTATTTACTGGACTTGACAAGGCTGCTGGGGTCTTAGGTGATATGGCACCAACCTACTTTGTTTCTGTTGCGGCGATTGTTGCAGCATTCTTTGGTAAGGAAGCATATGTTAAAAGTAAAAATACTGAAGTAAGTGTAAAAAAATAGGATAGAAAAATGTCTGAAGAAATGAGGGGCGGCTT